TTCTAAGAAGGAACTACAAGCTTATTCTTCTAGCTTATGTTGGATGGCATCATATAGGCTGTTCAATTGACCCATGCCTTTGAAGTCCTTTAACTTACTACACTGATGCATTCTATCTCTAATAGTATCTAGAAGCCAATCTACAAACTCACCAGTTTTTTCTGAGAGTTCGTAGGTATCTATAAGGTCTTTCTTATTTGTCATTTCCCCTATTATGGAGAAACTATAAGGAACTGGCAATAGGAATCTGAATCTACCGGCGAACTTTAAAGTAGAAGTAATAGGCCAGTAACCCACCTATTGGTATTACTATATCACTTACTATATCCATTAGATCTTCTCTACACACTCAGACTTTATAATAAACTGATAGTCTTCATGTTCTACGTCATTATCTACAATGTGTATAAGCTGGTCTACTAGTAGTCTATCTATCTTCATAGGGTATGGGTGATTGGGTACCTTTACTACGTCATTTAACTCCAATGTCTTACCATTCTTATCTACGTACATCATATTATATACTTAATATACCCACAGTTTTTCTACGAGTTTTTTTTCTCAAGGTTTTTTCTATGTAACTTACTAAAGTTATATATACAGATTTCTTGCATTCTTTTAATCTATATGCATTCTTCAAAGTTAGCAAGTGAATAATTTGTGAGTGTTTTAAATGATATGAAGTCTATCTAGGCAATCTCTTCTTTTGAAGTGAGTTTCTTAGATGTGAGGACATCTAGGTAGGGCTAGCTAACTAACATACATCCGTCTTATCGGACTATCGAGCTGTTTTTAACCTGGACCCTGCTCAACGTCCCTTCTCTTATTGTCCATTCATTATAAGGGCCCACCCCCGGCACCTCAAGCCGGAATTCAAAATACTTTCCGCTTGAGTGTCCTAGCTCCTGAAGCCATAATGAATGTATGAAAAATAAGAACACAGTAAAGACGGCAGAAGGATACACATACGCACAGGTTGACGAGGCCGCTAAGGTCATCCAAGCCTACTACACAAAGCTCGCCGAGCGTACGGCTGAGACAAACCCACAGATGTCCAAAGACTTCAACTTCATCAGGCTTGAGATGCGCAACCTTCGCCAATGCATCAGAGATTGAGGCTTGAAGTTCCTTTCAAATTCCCTTATACTGATTGTATGAAAAATAAGAACACACTAGAAGAGGTAAACGAGTACTACGACAACGTAACCGGAGCTGCCAAGCTCTTGGAAGAGTATTACGAAAGGATGGCTAACTTCACGTCCGATTTGGATCGGGCTAAGGAGTACAACAAGCTGAGACTTGAGATGCGCAACCTTTGGAAGACGCATGAGTCGTACGCCCAGGCCGTTTAAGCTGGAGGTTCAAACTGATTCCAATTATACTGATCGTATGAAAATAAAATCCAAAGACACCCACAACATTACCTCTGAAGACTGGATCGTTGAATACGAAGGTACAGACTATCGATACATCGAAGACTTTAATGAAGACGGAAAGCTCGTTGATTGTCGCCTTCAGACCGTCGACGGATATGCTGTAGAGGTTCCCCATATCTTCGAGGCTATTCAGAACTTCGTCGACGAGAATCCGAACTTTTGAGCTTGCGGTTCCTAGGATGATCCGCCATAATGAATGTATGAAAAATAAGAACAACAAAACCGCTAACGACCTCGTAAACCTGATCCTGGATTTAGAGAAGATGAAGGGTAATGAATTTGGATATGCTTTGGCTACCGGGGTATTGATCGGTATTATGGATTGGGCTCGGGAATCTTCTGATAATACTACCCTTCAGAATGAGATCAATTATCAATACAATCGAGTAAAGAAGGATCTGGATACCTTTGAACCATTGACAGCAGTAACAGATTACCCAACAGACTAACATTTTAACAATATATTAATATGAAGACAAAGAAGACACCAGTAGTTCGATTTGATGAATCAATGAAGCCCATGATCAAAGAGCTTCTTAAGACAATCGGTCACGATGGACATACAATTTGGGAATCATCAATCCTGAAGAACTTCCCTGAAGACATCCAAAACCGATTCATTCGTAAGCATAAGTCCGATGGTAGCTATAAGGGATCAATCTGGAATGAGGGTACGATGGTAAAAGAGCTTCAGGGCATCTACGGTCTACAACTCCTTCAGACTATTTGTAATGACCTCAATCTTGAGTACGAGGGTAAGATTGGACGCGGCTTCCAGGCCCAGGTCTGTACAGAGGCAATTAATAACTGGCTTAAAAACTAATACGAATAAATATTACTATGAAAAACATTCTTGTCTTTCTTCTTCTCATCTCCACCACATTAGCAAACCCTCATTGGGGTAACCAAAATTCCGGCTACCACCCCTATCATAACTCCTACAATAGTACGGTGAATGTTACAAGGAATGTTAATGTTAATGGATGTGGTTATGGAGGGTATGGATATAATAACGGATGGTGTGGTACGGGTATTCCAAATGGTCTTGGGTGGGCACTCTTTGGAGTGGTAGCAGGAGCCTCTCTTCTAACACCTACCTACCAACAACCAGTTTACCAACAGGTCATTCAACAACCCCAACCCCAGGTCATTATTATTCAACGATGAAGGTGTTCTTCTTTATTCTAGCTCTCTTGATTACTGTGTGTCTGCTTCCAACCTGGATGATAGTACTCGCCTTATTGATAGTTATCTTCTTGAAGGCTTTAGATTGAGAACACGATAGGGGGTTTAGAAAAGGGAGTGGGTTTAGGAATCCCTATATGGGTTATAGAAACCCCCAGGGGGATAGAAACCCAGGTACGGGAATTTATAGATATGGAAAAAGGGGTTGTGGGATAGGATAGACCCATGCCAAAATCTTTAGGAAATTTTTTTTATAAAATTTATGTAAAATTCCTATATAGGTTTTTCAGGGTATGTTAAACCGAGGCCTCCGAGCGCGGGGATTACCTTGCGAGGTTAAAGACAATTACATATTATTTTTATTTTTAGCTAGCAGTTTTATTTCTTTCATCTATTATAATGAACACATGACAACAAAGAATAGAATTATTGGTACTTCATCTGTTAAATCTTTAAACAAGGCCATTGCAGCCGGTCAACGCAAGGCAGGGTCAAAAGTCCGTGCCCAGCGATCGGACGCCGGTAAGAGGAGAAAATAATATATAGGGTATGATTAAATCCGAATTGTTTCAACAGAGTTATTGTATCTTCGTTTCCGAGATTCCGGATAAGGTTTTACAGAAGGTCCTAGATTACGGGTCCCCGGCTATTAAGATCCTAAAGGCTTCTTTTAAGAATAAGCTCTATTGTATTGTTATCCCTGGCCATTATCCGTTTAAGACCTATGAGATAGAACTCTTTAATATCTATAAGAATGAGCTTGTAGAGTCCGGCTTCTGGGGCCAATACGCTATGGGCTATCAGGGTAAGGAGTGGGAGATTGTAGTTTAATAATTTCGCACCGGGCCTACGACTGAAGGGTAGCTTTTTTAATATTCTATTATATACTCTTCTATTATGCCTTCTATTCTCATTCCAGTTCCTCTTCGTAAGCTTACCAATAATGTAGATAGTGTTATTGTTTCAGGTACTACGGTTCTAGAGCTCATTAACAATCTTGAGTTAGGATATTCTGGAATAAAAGAGCGTCTGTGTTTTGAAGATGGTTCTATTAGAAATTTTATTAATATCTTTGTTAACGGGGAAGATATTCGCTTTCTTCAAGGCATTCATACTACTGTTAAAGAATCTGATGAGATCTCAATCATGCCAGCTATTGCCGGTGGCTAAAATTTTAGCTTGATTAGTATAGCTTTTATCTATAATTTGTTGTATATGATTTTACGGGTCATTATACTATTAAAGACATAGCTCGGACTGTAAATCCGATGTTCAATGAACTGGCTAGGAGCGTTACCTAGATGACCCACCATTTTAAAGCGGTAGAATAAAAAAGTTACAATATCCGCCGCGGTTGCCATAAATATTAGCGTAATACGAGTATGTAGAGATTGTAGTATACCTTTAACCGCAAAGGGACTTAGATGTAAGCAATGCGCTAAAAAGAGTTACGCTGAAATTTATGAAAAAACATATAAGAAGCGAAATGAATCAGGTTTACGACATATTATAGCGGTATGCACTCAATGTAAGAAGGAATACAGACGCGACAAATACAGTAAAGGTAATCCCTTCTGTACACCGACCTGTAGAGGTAGATATAGATATGATCAAAAGCAATTATCTAGAGATAGAGAATTCGATCACGGTAAATTAAAGTATCGTCGGCGTATTAGAGCGATTCTTTTAGAACGACAAGGTCATATCTGCAAAATTTGCAATAATACAGATTGGAACAATCAACCTATTCCTCTTCAAGTCGATCATATCGACGGGAATGCAGCAAATAATTTACCTATCAATTTACGTATGATATGCCATAATTGTGATGCATTGTTGCCTACATTTGCTGGTAAAAATAAAGGCAAAGGGAGAAAAAGTCTCGGTCTTAAAAGCTACGAATAACTTAAATTCGAGTTCGAAGGTTCGAACCCTTCTCTGACCTCATTCTAACTGTATTGATGAGGTCAGAATTAAGAAAAATAGGCATTGCATTATAGATAGATACAATTAAAATAACCACATAATGCCGAGTAGCTCAGCGGTAGTAGCGGGGAGCTGTTAACTCCTAGGTCGTAGGTTCAAATCCTACCTCGGCAGCCATTTTAACTTCCGGATTTAACTTACCCTGTGGTGTAACGGTAACACTTCAGTTTTTGGCACTGACATTCATGGTTCAAATCCATGCGGGGTAGCTTGTAAAGAAAACCTTCTGGGCCGGTAGATGGATGAAGGGTAATGCAGGAAAATGTAATAGAGACAATAAATAATCTATATATGAATAAAGATTCCCGTCTTTTGTTTGAAGCTTACCAGAATATCATGGAGAACATCTATCTCCCAGGACCACAAAAAATGTCCGGTTTAAATAGTTCCTCTATGAAGAAGGGAGAAGACGCTGGAGAGGGTATATGCGGTCAAGGCTGTACATGTGGTAAGTGTCCAAAGTGTATGCCTGCGGATGAAGAGAAGAAGTCTAAACACTCTCAATCCCACTATCACGGTGCTGCCCATGTTGTACACCACATTCTCAAGGATAAGGTTGAGGATGAAGAGGGACTTGCCAAGCACATGGAAACACACATGAAGAAGATTTACGGTAATGATTATGATCCAAAGAAAGCAGCCTCCGCTATTAAGAAGGCTGTAGGTAGTAAGAAAAAGGGTGAGGGTAACGAGGTTCCAAATGGTGCTGATGATACTGAGGACGAAGAAGACATGAATGGTGATGAAGACGCAACCCCAGGTTTTCTTTAATATATAACTAACGACGAGAATTTAATTTTTGAGGCTTATTGTAATAGCTTTAAGTCTGAGGATTGTGAAAATTATGCTGGAGAAGTTCCTTGGCAAAAGAAGGTTAACCCTACTGATCATGTAGAACATGGTCGTCGGGCAGCTAAATGGGAGATGGAATCCGGTAAAAAAGCTTCTAACCCCCATCAACCCGGTACCCAAGAAGCCAATGACTGGGAAACCGGCTACAAACAGGAGAAAGATATAGAGCATACTGAAGAAGACGCAGAAGAAACTGATGATGAGCGTTATGATAGAGAGGCTTCAGAGCTTGAGAACGTTATGAATCAATATGAGCCTGACTTTAGGGATACCCCGTTCTGGGATGCCTATAAGGCGGTAAAGGGTGGCTATTGGACAGAAGATCAATTCCATCAATGGGCACAATCTGTCTGGGCTGATGGTTCTAATGACGAACACCATGAGGGGGAGGAAGTACAGGAGAAGGTTAAGGAGGTTACAAAGAAGCAACAAGCTCTAGCCGGTGCTGTATGTAATAAGAGAATTGGTAAGCATAATACAGCTGCTAAGGTTCGTGAGTTTACAAAATGCATGAAGGGTGTTGAGAAGTCAGAAGTTAAGTACAATTATAAGCCAAAGAAAAACAAATAAAGACAGTTGCTTATATTTAAAGCTCATAAAAAGTGTAGCTATATTACATTAGTAATATAATATACTAATATGATGGGTAAAGAATTAATTCGTGATATATCCGGTGCTATTATGACATTATCGTTTATGTCATGTTATATCCCCCAAATTATAAAAATTATAAAAACAAAATCATCTTCCGATCTTTCACCATCAATGATTTTTCTAGGATTATCAGGATATGTATTTGGTATGATCTATATGATTACCAATGTTTTCGGACTCTGGTGGTTTCTCAATTATCTTACTGGTATTATTAGTTCTTTTGTACTCTTATACTATTGGTTTAAACATAGGAAGAACTAAGGAGCCCTTGAAATTCTCTTGTTTTATTGTTATAGACAATAAATACGTATAGAATGATTCCTTTTAATAGATTTATAAAAGAGCGTACAAATGCAGACATAATAAGAGGTTTAACTGATGTTTTAGATCCTGAGGCTATAGCAAGAGGTGGAAAGCGAGGAGAGATAAGAATCTCACCGAAAGAAAAGAACGCAGTTACAGAAGATGATGTTCGTGCTGCTTTTGATTTATTAAAACTTAAGTTAGTTAAAGTTGTTCCTAAGAAGACGGAGACTGCTGAAAAGGAAAGTAAGTCTTCGAAGTATCCAACGTATGTTGTTGTGTATGATAATAACGCCGAGCACTACGTCATCTTAACAGGTGGAGCTATGTCAAACGCTGGTATGGCCTTTGAAAGACAAAAAGCAGAAGAGATACAAGCAAATATGACACCTGAACTTCAGGCAGCCAATCCTCTGTTTAAAGCTATAAAAGAAGTTGCTGGTAGGGATATAACATTTGTTGATTCAAAGACAGGATTCGGTCAACTTGTAAAAAGACAATTAACAGGTGAACCGCAGAATGTCGGTCCAAGTATCGCGGATATAACACTTATAGACAATACAGGAAAAGAATATTATATCTCACTGAAGGCTTCAGGTGGTAAGACAATCGCCAATAACGGTATAGGCAATACATTCGAATTGAAGAATAATACCGTTATCACAAATCCTAACCCTGTCGCTGACAAACTTTTTGCTGCAGCAAAGCTCGATAAGACAAAGGTTGCTCAGGGTATTGAAGCATATATGAAGCAAGTTGTATATGGAGAAAAAGAAGCAAAGCAGGTTACAGGGTATGACGAAAAGGTACTTTTAGATTATCTTGGATCGGCAATTGATTACGGTTATTACTATGTCCGCGGTAAAGCAAAAGATGAATACGAAGCCTACGATATAACGACTCTAGAAAATTTAAAGCATACATTCCTAGGTAGAATACATAACGTCAAGATTCAGTACCCATATTATCACGGGCCTGGGGTTAGAGAAAAGAGAAAAGGTGCTGATATTATCGTAACTACAACAACGGATACAGCAACACCTGATCCTAATGCACCAGCAGATCAGACATCAAAGTCAAAACAGCACGTTTTCACTTTTCAAATAAGAAATGCTTCAGGTGAGCTTATCCCTAAACAAATCAATCTCATCAAGGGAACATCTGTAGCAGCATAAATAATAATATGCTTAGAGATAGTAGAATTATAGCTAATCTTTATAATGAGAGTGTACCTACTGTTACACCCAATATTACTACACCGATGATTACCGGTCAGCAGCCTTCTTCAACACCAACAACACCTACAGCCCCTTCTACCATTAGACCAGTACTAGGTGGCACAGAAGCTGCTGAAGAAAAGAAGGAAAAGCAACTTCCTGCTAAAAACTGGGTTAAGGTAGATAAGATTGTTAAAGATGATGTTCGTGAAATTGATAGTATAGCTCACGAAATTACTTCCCTCATTCATGGTTGTTGTGAGGATGACGTCATATCGAAAGTCATGTCAAAGGTGTTCAAGAAGCACCGTCAGTGGTCAAAGAAGTAAAGCTTGATCACTTCAAACTCGTCTCTAAAATAGATTAAATATTTCTATGAGGGCGACTTCAAAAACCGGGAGCACTATGACAGCTAATATTGAACACAAGAGTACTGTTCTTGTAACATCAGATATGGTTATTGATACATATCTAGCTGCTAAGAGAGAAAAGAATAAGGATAAGAAGAAAGAGATGATGGAGAATGTTGTTATTCTTTCTCAGAATTTAAATCGCTATACCCCTTTGAGGCGCTCGCAGTACATTCTTCAGGAAGAATAAAGAATTCATCCGTTAACATCTTTTCAGCTATTTTGTGTACGGTTTTCTTAGTATTATCAAACCTATATACTTTGCATATAGGACACACTCCTACTTCTTCATAAACTAAAGAAGAACACCCTTCACAGACTTTATAACCAAACCAAAATTTTTTAATTGTTTTAACCATATATTCTTTCTTCTCTTTGATGGTTAGATTCATAAATATAATTAGTATATATGGTTAAAGATGTCTATGCAATCTACGAACAATATTTAGCTGAGAATTATAATGATTCTTCTACTGAGTTACCTGGTAATAAGGCTACTAAAAGATATAGTCCTCTGATGACTGCTAATAATAGTTCGAGAAGTATTCTACCTAACGGTAATAAAGGTGTTCAAGGTGCATTTGGCGATAAAGCGACAGTAAGCAATTTATCACCTAGTGGATCAGAAGCAAACGAAACACCTATTCAGAGAAAGATAAAGAAAGATATTAATAAGCTTCATGAATTAGTTAGTAGCGGAAAGTACGAAGATGCTGTAGTGTATTGTCATAGCATTAATAAAGCTCTTCAAGATGCTCATAATAGTAAAAAGTAATATTTGATTATTATTAGATTGTAGTTAAAATAGCTTCATGTCTAAACAATGTCACGTGCACTGGCATAATGTGCATCATAATCTTTCTGTAATTGAACAGCAATTAATTGATGCTGATTATATACCTAATGCTATAGTAGGCGTTGGTAGAGGTGGGTTGATTCCAGCTGTCCTTATGGCTTATAAATTTAACGTTAAGCCGTTTTTTAATTATACTATTCAGAGCTATACTGACGATAATTTACATACAAGTGGTTTCGTTGCCTTTCAGGATCCAGGGGTAGATATTTGCAATTATAAGAGTAAAAACGTACTCGTTGTGGATGATCTTTCTGATACCGGAGACACTTTACTTCATATTGTTGATCTTCTCAAACATCAATATGGTCTAGAAAATATTCGGGTAGCTACTCTTTGTATAAAAGAAGATACAAAATTTATACCTGACTACTATGCTGAAAAATTTCCTTCAGATTGCTGGCTAGTCTTTCCTTGGGAAGAATGATTTCCGTTTCTTTTTTTTTCTCTGTGCTATAATTTGCTTTCTAGATGGGAGAAAGTTGCCATCTATTTCTTTAGGTTGATTAAATGTCGCAGTATTATTATCACCATTCGTCATTCCTTGACTTGTAGTTCTTATACCAGCTACCTGCTTTGGTGAGAGTCCAGGAGCCGTACCATCGAACGCTTCTAAAATTTCATTAAATTTATTTTCAAATCTCATAATCAAGTTCAGGCCTTGGAAATGCTTTTTTAACAGCATTACATTGTTCTATATACTTATTAATTTGAACCTGATCATTCTTTACGATTCCATCAATGTAATCAAAAATTGAAGGATAATTTCTTCTACGCAATTCATAATAAGGTGGTCTAGGGTAGTCTTTTATAACCCATTCTTTATCCGTTTCATTATAAACAAGATACTGTTTATCTGTTATCTCCGGAGGTATAACTGTAGTAGAATAATCAGGTAGTATGTATTCATCAGGTCTTAACGGATCCTCAGCTGCTTCCTCGATACTCGTAAGAATAAAACTTTCAGGATGATAGTTATATACCTTCATTAGGTATATTATATCTTAGTATTTAATACATGCAAGAAGAGCAACATTTTTTGGTCGTGTTTCTGTTCCATAGTAAGGTGCCCCATTAGTACCATCAGCTGATGGTGACGTAATTACACCATTTACTGTAGCCTTACCAGAGCTATTAACTGATGTAATTAAGGTTTGATGCTGACCAGCATAATGAAGATGGTCTAACCCGTCTTTGTTCGCAGCATATGTACTGGTGGTAATTCCAGTTATTCCTGTTGATGTAAACTCTCCACTATGATAATGCCCTTGAAATTGATCTAATTGGTCAATACCAAATACTCTACCACTGTCGTATCCAGGTAAACCAGCAGATCCGGTATCGATTGGCGATGTACCCGTGTCAGGGTCTGCCCAACCTCTAATAAACTTACCTCTTAAATCTGGTAACCGGAATTTACCACCACTACCAAGTGCTGATCCATCAGTTGCTTTACCCCATATAGTATTTGTACCTGTGCCATTTTTTGGCAAGGAATTCCAGAGATTCTGATATGTTGCACGATCAACTAAACCTCCGTTTGCCTTTAACCACCCTGACGGGGCTGTATTAGTATTAGATACTGCAAAGAATGCAACCATACCTGTAGGTGTAGCGTTAATAACCTGACTATCTACATATATCTTACTAGTCAATTCATTATTATTTGTAGGTGTCGTATTAGCGGTATATACACTTTGAACATTAACATCACCCGTCATTGTACCACCGGCGAGCGGTAAGAACGTATTGTTATTATATGAACGTTCAGTTGAAATTTTACCATCAACATATGTCTTTCTAGTAAGTGTATTACCTGTTAAATCATTTGCGTTATCGTAAGTCGAAATAGCTTTGTTTATACCAAGTATAATATCTCCTGTCATTGTACCACCGGTAAGAGATAGCTTTGTATCTACATATGTTTTTCTAGTAAGTGTATTACCTGTTGCATCCGTTGAGTTGTCATAAGTTGATGTAACTTTATTTGAACCTAGGGTAATATCACCTGTCATTATACCACCTGAAAGAGGTAAAAACTTACTATCAACATATCCCTTTGAAACAGCACCGAGGGCTACTGTATCTACATATGCTTTATTAGCTAATTCGGAATTGCTTGTTGGTTGATTGGTTGCGTAAAATCTATTATTACCTGCAGATATATTACCTGTAATAGTAGTATTGCCTGTCAATGGCACAAAATTTGTATATACCCAGCTTTGTGTTGCCCCACCATTTGTAGCACCTAATACAGCATTATCAACGTACTGCTTATTCGCTAATTCATAGATATTAACAGGTATACTGTTTGCATATATTCTATTTGCACCAGCTGAGACTTCTCCAGTTAGAGTACCTCCTGATAGGGGTAAGAATTTACTATCAACATACTGTTTGTTGGTTGCGTGTGTGCCGGTACTCGGTGCACTTAATACTATAATATTTGCAGCTGAGAGTGAATTACTTGCACTAATACTACCTGAAACAGTTAAACTAGCGATCGGTACAACACCTATACCTATATTACCGGTGCTATCGATAATTAAACGCTCAACACCTGCAGCTTCATCTTTAATAGAAAAAGTATTAACACCTGTTCTCAATCCAAATGATGCTGTATATCCAACACCAGTATTTTGTAATGTTATATTTTTTTCTCTTCCTCCGGTACCTACTATTGAGCTATTAATGGCACCAGCTACATCTAGCTTTAAACCGCTCCCTACACTCGTTGCACCAATTGCAACATTATTAGAGGCATTGATTAAAATACCAGGTGGGTTAACAAGACTGCTATCTGTTGTCAACCATATGCCACCGGACCCTGTATTAATTATATTAAAATTACCTGATGAACCAGATTGTCTTAAAATCTTAGAGCTATAGCTTCCTGTATTTGAATAAAAATTGACATAGGAATTACCGCTTGCTGTTCTATTAAGACCAATTTCAACCCCTGCATCGCCTGTGGAAATCTTACTGCCTGGGGCAACAACTCCTGAAACGTATACATTAGTACCAGAAAGATCTCCTGTCATTGTACCACCTGATATAGGTACAAAGTTTGTTATAGGTACAAAGACAAAGCTTGTTATAGGTACAAAGCTTGTTGTAGGTGCAAAGCTTGTTGTAGGTGCAGAGTTTGTTGTAACATATGTAACATATGTAACATTAACACAGGAAAGAAGACTTGCGAGGTTATCTACGAGGTTATCTACATATCCTTTATTAGCTACTTGATAACTATAACTCGGACTCGTAGATTGAGTTATAACATACGTATTACTATCAATAATACCCTGCATTACACCACCTGCAATTGGAAGAGGTGATACGGATGAAATCGTTAATGTATTTGTAGTTGTATTGTTATTAAATGTTATACCACCTGTACTTGCTAATGTGATAGCTGCAAGATTTGTACCGATACGACCAACAAACTGTCCTGTATTGAGCGTAAGATTGGTAGGTGAGGTTGCGTTAGAGGTATTATTAACCTTAACACTATTTGCTGGCATATTAACCAACATTGCATCTGTTACTTTATTGTTAGCAATTGTGACAATACTACCACCACCGCCCTGAAGAGCGCCACCTGTAAATACACCGGGGGCTATTTCCTTTTGTGTGATACCACCTGGTTTAATATGAATAGGTACATTATTATCGAATTGTGTATAATCAACTGATGCACCTACTGTATATGGCGCAAAATTAGATAGTGCCGGTGTTGCACTATAGGCAGTAAGTGATGGGGTGCTATAGCTTGTTAGTGTAAATAGTGTGGATGTTCTTTGATCATATAGTAAGTCTCCTATTATAGCTCCAGATGTTGCTTTGACGGCTGTCTGAGATAAACCATTAAGACTACCTACACCCGTACCTGTAAGTGTACTAACAAAACCGAGATTCTTTGTTGCTATTGATATACCACCTTGTGTTATACCATCTCCTATAAAAAGTCTTTTTGTATCTATGGTAAAGCCAGGTTCAGCTTGATTAAGTGCGACGTTCTGTCGATCACGATCAGGACCACTTCTTATTATAAGTTTTGTAATGGAATTGCTAGGCATACTATACTAAATTATTTATCAACTTAACATTAATTACCATATTTTTATAAATATCAATATGGCGAAAATTTACTCTGCTGTTGCTTCTAATGCTAACACTCTCTCTGTTTTTGATGTAGAAAAGGGTGTAATCAGCTTTAAAATTACCCTTGGTGATGTTGAAATAATCAACGGGCCTGTAATCACTAGTGATAAGCTCACAATTATTGTTAGGGACAGACAAGGTAAACATTTTGGTAAAGTTTATACATTACCACGTGGTATTCTATCATATTCGTTTCAGGTTAAATAAATATTTAAAATATTAACATTATGAGCTTTGACGAAATGAATCTCAATGAAATTAGAAAACTAAGAAATGATGTAGACACTCTTTATAAGACTATATATCAAGGAAACGGTGCACCGTCATTAACTAATCAAGTCACAAGCTTAAATGAAAGATTAGATGCGTTTGAAGAACGCATTGTCAATAATATTCATTCTATTGATACAGAAATGGGATTAAAATTCGATAATATTACAGCAATTGTTAACGAACGCTTTAATAATATATCATATCAGATATCTCATGAGTTCGAACGAACAAAAATAAAAGAACATGGCGCACATCAACTTCGCGCTAATCTTCTTACTGCAGCAATCGCTACATGTTCATCTTTTTTAATCTTTTTCCTTACAAAGGTATTTGAAACTGTAAAGCACATTAATTAGTAGATTTATATAAGAATAAGTCATATAATTTGACTTATGAATTTAATTGATATAGATCTGGTATCAGAGCTACCTAGTGCTAAAAATTTTTATATGTTGAAGGATAACGAATACCCGTTTTGTATTCTTGGCTTTCAAATTAAAAATGCCTACGACCAAGCTCGATTAAATCTTAAAGAATATTTAAATGCAAAAGATTATGTTCATTATTTACCAAAAAAAGAAAAGGAAGTAATGTGCTTTAGAGGAATAAAAATTACACCAAAAAATTATTTTTCACCTCTTCTAACTCAGTTTAGTAATTTCAATACTAATCCGCTGGATATCTCTAAAAGGAGATACGAAAGTATAATACATGAATACGGTCTTACATGTAAAAACTGTTATAGCCTTCTACAAAAAGGTGTGTACCCTATAGATGGTGAATGTATAGGGACATTTGTAAGAGAAAATATTAATATTAATAATTTATATGAAAATGCTTTTAATTTAGAACAGGTACCTATTTTTCAATCATACGCATATTTTACAATTTTTATTTTGGAAAATAAAAGTATATTTAAAGGGTAATTTAGCCTCCCTTGCTTTGTGATATATTAGCACGGGCTCCGAGATTTGAAGCTGCAGAGGTACGTATATCATGATTTGTGCCGGTATGGCCTTCTACATAGCTATGAGAATGATCTGCCATAACAGTACAATCACGGTGTGAACCGAGTCCAAAATTAATAATTGGAAATTCTGTAGCTCCGGCTTGAAGCGGTTGTTGTTGTGCTATAAGTTTAGCAATAATTGTTTTTCTTGGTAGACCTCTTATATTACCATCTGTATTATTTTGAAGCTGTGCCATTTGATATGTAAACCCTGTAAAACCTGTTTGTACGGGAGTTGTACGTAAGTCTTGACGAGGTGGTAATTCTTGTGTTGGGCTATCTGCAAGTGTTGCACCGAGCCCTACAACTGGAAAACCATAACTGTATACGGGTATCCTATTTGTTGTATAAAGAGAGCCACCTAAATTAGATCCCATATAAGTACCTGCTTCTATATATCCTACAACGGAGAGTTCAGGTACCCAGCCTACATATGAACCAGGATCTGTATATCCCATAAAAATTGCCTTACCGGGTTTAAGTGTTGTTGGATTTAATTCACCTGTAATTGCAGATTGAAGATCAAAATTACCCTTTATATCAACAGGTAACCCGGTACCGTTACACATATCAGGTACCGGGTTACCTGTAACTTTAGATTTATGTGTCTGTTGAATAGAATGAGGAGCTTCAAGCTCGTGTGTAGATACACGGCCTTCTGCGTATATACCGCCTTTAACATAAACATTACCAGTAATACCTATACTACCATCAATTAATATTTGTTCACCATAACGCTGTTTTATACTCACAACATCACCGACGAGACTTAATCTACGACCACCATCGATATTAACTTCATTAGCACTACCGATATTAACTTGCTCACCGGCAATATTAGTCATAGCACCTACAATATTCACTACACCATAGGACTTTAAATTTAAACCACCTGCACCTACCAATACATTATATTTATTACAGACATTAAGCGTATATGTACCACCAGGTAAATCATCTACCTGTACCTGTTCAATAAGAGGTGTCTCTTTTTTTACTATAAGAGTACCGCCTGGCTGGACCTGAATATAAGCATCCTCCATCTTACCCTTAGGATCAACACGAATAGCACCCCAGTCGTTCATTACTGTTCCAATCGTTTCTATTTTATGTTTTGTAATTTCAACAATTTCTGAACCACCGAGACCCATTTGAGCCTCGAGTCTCGCAAGCTGTGGTATAATGGCAGCTATTTTTTGAGGTAAATCAATAAATTTTTTTGTTTCACGTGCCCATACTCCATTAAAGGAACTCGGACTCAGGCCTGAACCCCCGCAGGCCGGGCATGTTTTACCTAAAGGGCTACCTATACTATTAGGAATGGTTGAACCATCAGTACATGTTATGCTACCTAATCCTGGTATAGCTTTTGCAGGAATTATCCCCGTAAACGATTGTATACTAGGTATAAATGCACCTGGAAAACTTTTAAGTAGTGATGGTGAAAACCCAGACTGAAGACCTGAGAATAAAAGGGATTTAAAACTACCTACCATATCACCACCTATATTATTGGAATGTGACGTTGCACCTGTAGCTTGAAGAGCCTTACTAGATAAATTTAAAAACATTCCAGCTTTTGAATTTGTATCTCCTATAGGGGCACAAACTGGACAAGGAGCAAAACTTCCACTTTGCGATTGACCTTTTCCGTTGAGCTTTATTAAGCTATTAACACCTGATGTCATCCCGCTAGTTCTTCTGATGTCAAATAACTGCTTAATATCAGCTATAGGATCCATTAGTTGTTTCCAGTTCTTATAGAGAACAACATTTAAATCACCAACTTTTCTATAATGATCGCCATGAATAATGACATCACTATCACGTTGAGTAAAATTATTACGTGATCCACGAACTGTATCAAATAAATCACCCAGTACGAGTTTCTGATCATTATTTGTAGCAAGCTCTACATTTGCCTGGTTATTAAATTCTTTAAATGATCCTGAATAATGTGTAAGTTTTAAAATTTCACGATTATCTGTATTAACAAACGCTAATGTACCTCCTTTTTGATTAATAACATATTTGTTACGATAAGTTTCGGCATTTATTGATTGTGTACCTTTTGAATCATTTTCATATTCACCTGGGTAATCTATTCCTGGTTGACCAGGTGCTGCATCAAATATACTACTCCAATCAGAAGCACCATACGATACACCAAATACTACAGGCTTTAATGGGTCACCTTCATTAAAGAAAACCCAGACGTGAGCTCCAACATTAGGTATAGCGAACGATCCTTTAGCACTATTACTATAACATTCCGGTGTATAATTATAACTTAATTTATTAACATTATTTGCATTAGTAAGCTGAGGATTATTAAAAGCATCGCTTAAATTAACAATTGCTTGATCATAAATGTTACCTGGTTTTTCACCTATATTGTCAATATTTTGTGCAAAGCTTGTACTGCTTTCTGTATAATGATAATCACGGTTTGAACTATCACTTGTTGTTGCTTGTTTTGATGCTGCGTGGTATCTGCCTGCACTCGCAGCTCCGGCGATTGGAGCTGTAACCTCAGCCCATGGTAATATAAGTTTTAAATCCTCAATAACATCCGTAAGATCACTACCTACATTATTACCTATAAATTTTATTAGTTTATCCTTTGCAGGCGTATCCTTTGAGTTCTCTATCCAGTTTTTATATACAGAAGGAGAGATGTGAGGTACAAATACCTTTACACGGCCACGATATTGGGGGTCATTGTTTTGTACGACAATCGCTAGATAGTTGCCAAAATATTTTGGATAATCCATAGTTGATATACGATTATTTACACATAAAATTGTAATATGCTAATTAAAGTATCACATGAATCACCGATTTCGATTCTACAGACTTCAACACTTTATAATGATTTTGATTATGCTTTAGTGCATCTCTTTGAATCACATCCAAAATATTATCAATATTTTAAGACAGCGCGAGAGGTATATAACAGAGAGGTTCTTCTTGATAACTCAATCTTTGAACTAGGTCATGCGTTTGATAGTGAAAAGTTCTTTAATGCTACTATCGATCTTAAGCCGAATATGTTTATTGTACCGGATGTTCTTGAAGATAGTGAACAGACTAGAAGGAGTTATGTAGAGTGGATATCAACAGGACGAATTACAGAAATTAAGCAACATTGCATAACAAAAGCAATTGGTGCGGTACAGGGTAAAACCTGGCAGGAGCTTATAGATTGTTATAAGTTTATGTCCGATCATGCTGATATAATTGCTATTAGTTTTGATTTTTCATATTATAATACAACAGGTGAAGGTTATACGAAGCTTGATCAATGGTGCACCGGTCGTCAGCGTTTTATTAGTCAGCTCATTGAAAAAGGTATTTGGAATTGGAATAAACCACATCATCTACTTGGCTGCTCTTTAGCTAAAGAATTCCGCTATTACATTAATCACAATATCTTTAATATTGTAAGCTGTGATACAAGTAACCCTATTGTTGCAGCATTGCATGGATTACGGTACGATGCTGATTATGGTTTACCAACAAAACCGTCTACAAAACTAGCTGATTTAATTGATCACGAAGTTACAAAGGATGAGATGGAAATTATAGATTATAATACTAAAATGTTTAAGAAAATTTTATGTCGATAGATTATCCTTGGATTGTATTCTTTAGCCGAACAGGTTCTGAGATAACCAATTTAATAGTTCATTACAACCGTATCCCTGATGCTATTATTACTAATAGACAAGGTATTGAGGGTATTGAGCCACACTTGAAAAATTTGCTTAATGAAGGTAAGTTGAATTGGGTAGTAATACCTAAGAACCCTTCTGTTAGTGATTATAAGAAGGCATTAAAACCGTTTAAGGATCCACTTATTACTCTTCACGGTTATCTTAGAATAATTCCAAAAGAGATTTGTAAGAAGTATAAGATCTATAATTTACACCCTGGTCTTATAACAATGTACCCTGAGCTTAGGGGTAAGGATCCACAAGTACGAGCTGTACAAGCTAGTCATAAGATAGCCGGTGTTGTTATACATGAAGTTGTACCAGAGGTAGATGCCGGTAAAATCATACACGATCATGCAATTAATATTCAGGGTTTAACAGAAGAAGAAGTTATTAGAGGTCTCCATTCTCTAGCTAGCGCTGTATGGTATAAGTTTTTTGACAATTATGAGCATAGACGAAATAGTAAACGCAATTGAAACACAATACCCTCTGACTTGTGCAGAGTTTAAGAAGATTCAGCACGATCACTATCTTACATTTTGTAAGAAGCAGTTTGATTATGGTCCGGGGAATATTTCACTCGGCTCTTCTTTAAATACCGCAGAAGAGAGGAAAGCTTCCATATCAGCTATTGTTGTAAGACTTAATGATAAATTACAGCGTTTGATTAATCTTGTTCTTAGAAAGAACAGTCTCGAATCAGCTAATGAATCTGTCTTTGATGCTTTTTTAGATATTTCTGTTTATAGTATTATTGCTGAGATTGTTAATCGTAGCAAGTGGGCGAAGTGATACTACAATAATAGTATGCTTATAAGTTTTTCAGGTGCTCAGTCAACGGGCAAGAGTACATTATTAACTGCATGTAGGGATCATTATGGTGATCGATACGAGTATGTTCCGGAGGTGACTAGACTTGTCAGGAGGGAGTTTAATGTGCCGATTAATGAGCAGGGTACAGGTTTGACTCAGTGTCTAATTATTAATAAACATATTGAGAATGTACTGAGATTTAGGGAGACAAAGGGGGCTATATTTGATCGCTGTATTCTCGATGGTGTATGTTATACAGGGTATCTTCACATAGAGGGTAGTGTATCTAAGTGGGTATTTGATTACAGTAAGCATGTCTTTGAGAAGCTTATACCAATGTATGATGTAGTTTTTTATACAGACCCGTATGATGTAGCGCTTGTTGATGATGGGGAGAGAAGCGTAGATGTAGAATTTCGTAATAAGATAATTGAAACATTTGAACAAGTAATTGTTTCATATGGGGATAATTTATTAAAAAATAAACTCGTTCGACTAAAAGGAACAGTTGAAGAGCGAATGGAAGCGATTAAACTAAAGCTAAATTAAATTTATGTCAACAACCAACCTAACCGATATTGCATCTAAAACACTAGGATCATCAGCTTCATATGCCGTTTATACGGAGAAGTTTGATCCGTCACTTCTCAATCCCATGCCTCGTATTCTTGCTCGACAGGATCACGGTATTAAGGGAGATGAGTTTGTAGGATTTGACACCTGGCATTGTCATGAAGCGACGTTTCTTCTTAATAACGGTTACCCTATTGCTGGTACTGTAAAATATACATACCCATCGAGCTCTGAATTTATGGTAGAGTCAAAGTCAGCCAAGCTTTACTTTAATTCTTTTGATATGTGTAAGATGGGTGACACGGTTCGTGAAGCTATTAGTAATTACGAACAACAAATTACCGACGATCTCACACAAGTTATCGGAACACCCGTACAGGTTAAATTTTATGAATCAGGTTCTGATGAGCGTTCTTTTGATCCTGTTAATGATTATAAGGATCTCTTTTGGGAGCTATTAGATGTATCTAATACTATCGAGGTAACTGATTATTCTGCTCAGCAAGATCATCTAGAATTTTATAAAATTAATCCTGAAGATAGTGAACCTGTATCTGATAAGTGGTTTACAAATGCTCTTCGCTCACGCTGCCGTCACACTAAGCAGAAGGATACCGGTGCAGCATACATTCATATTGTAACAAAGAATGGGTTTAGAGTTAAACCTACATCACTCTTTAAGCAAATTGCCTCATTGCGTGAGGTTAATGAATTTCATGAATTTTGTGCTGAGAAGCTTTACAATGTCATTATGTCTCATGAAGAAGTATCTGATTGTTGTGTTACACTTCTTTATTCACGTCGTGGGTCGTTAGATATTAACCCTACTCGTGCTAGTAGGAATGACCTGATCCCTGATAAGTTGATTAATACGAACGTCTATACAAAGAAGACAATGGGCCAGTAAAATTTGTTGTAGTGTTGTAACAAAAAAAGAGGAGCGAAGCTCCTCTTTTTTATTATATATGTATACTTTTTATTAACCGAGATATGCCTGAAGATTGGCATGGCCACCTGTTGTACGAACTTGATGGTAAACATCGGGACTACCGGTGAGGTAGAAGAAGTTATCGATAACAGATGCTTTTGCAGAGTCAAGGACAGTATTTACTGATCCTGCACTAAGGCTAATGGATGTTGTTAATAAACTTCTTTGTGGGAATGTAACAGTAAGAGTTGCACTAGCGCTAGGTCTAAATGTTGATGCAGCGATATTACCTGGCCATACTTGGGGGGTTGTTAGAGCTGTAGGTGAGCTTAATGTAAGAGTAATGCTTGTAAGGCTACTAGCACTTAATGAAACACCGTCACTATTACCGCTAAGACGAACGGATAATGTGAGGTCTTCGTCAGGAAGTGAAGTACCAAGTGTTGTTGCACTAGCCGATATTTTAATTGTTGCAGCGTAACCTAACGCAGTAACAGTAGAGCTGTTAACAGATGCAATATTTGGTGAATAGTTTAAATTGGTTTCGTATGCCATATATCAATATTTATTCATCAGCGTACAAATATTTTAATCATTTTAAATATAGTACCTACAGGGTAATTATGCTTTGTTTTAACTGTTCTACGGTTAACCCTGTATTCACCTTTTTTGTTTATTATTGCAAATATATGTCCTTCTACATTATGCATACGCATAAAATTTCTAGAGTTATGCTTATATGTAAATGATGTACCATCTGGTAAGGTAATAGTATATTCGAGCTTATATTTACCGTTAAGCATATTAGCATGGTTTCTTTGTTTTTCTTTCTCCGTTAGACCCTGTTCCTTTATTCGAATAGATAGGCGACGACCTTTATCTTTTTGCTTTTTTAGCATTTCGTTATAAAAGTCACCGTTTCGATTATTTTTTGTGATTAATGTAATGCTTTGTTTTTTTCTACCAATCAACTGATTATAGGTTTGACCTCGTTCATATTGTCGTTTCTTACTTTCAGAAATACGCTTATTAATCTCCTGTCTAGTATAGTAAGAAAAATATTTACAAGGATCACCACCTGTTCCGCCTTCATGAATATTATAACAATTATTTCTCCAATAATGCTTGAGTATACGAATTAATCGACGTTCGAGTCTATTTAAATCTTCTTCTGTATTGATTCTGATTTTAAGCCATCTACGTGTAAAGTTTTCTTTGCCATATTTTTTGACTGCTTTGAGAAAATAAGTTGGGCCTGAGCCAATATATGAATCAGATTTGTACCCTATATGTTTGCCTGCATAAATTTTGTTATTGATATTGTTCTTCGTAATATATAACAGATATTCTTTCATAAGAATATTTATGCATGTAAACGGTCTGCGTTGTAGGTTTGATATATAAAAAGAAACCTCGCGAATTTCTTCGCGAGGCTCTTTATTTGACTTTTGTGTATTTTTATTATAAATCCTTGTAGTACAAGGAGATACAGGCTAAAAATAAACCGACTGAGTGGAAGGCGTAAACGCCGTGCCAAGACCCTGGAGGATGATGACGTGATAATAGAGGTTTGCACCAAAGATATTATCGACAACACCATAGCGGGTAAGCAATCCAACGCGGGGACTGAAGTCGTTAGGACCGATTGTTCTCTGAACCATAACAGGGATGTATGGGCAGTAGATGATACCGGTGTCATAGAACTCAGGACCCTTATAACCGAGAAGGGCGTAGTCGAGGCGAGCAGTACGAGTTGTTCCGGATGGGAATCCGTTCTTACCACCAAGGTTACCCCCGGCGTTAGCTTCGTATTGAGCTTCTGTACGTGTATCACGGTAGACGTTGAAACGGCCGGCAAGCGAACCAACCTTTGCAACACCAACGGGCTGTGTGTTGACGTTACCTTGAACAGGTACCCACTGGAATTCAGGGAGCATTTCAAGGATTGCGCAAACGCGAGGTGTACCAACGATGAAGTTAGCGGCACCACGACGGTTACGAACGGCAATACGGTTAGCCTCAATGATGAGTCTCTGATAGAAGTCACGATTACGCTCAACCAACCAACGACCGTCTGCGGAAGCAGGGGACCAGATGGAGTACCCAGTGCCGTAGCCGGCATTGAGAGCTGTCTGAACCATACGGATGATCATTTCACGGTCGATTTCGGCCTGAAGCTCATAAGACATAGCGTTTGTGAGCTCAGTATCGATATCGATACCGTTCATGTTCTTAAGATCCTGCTCGAGTTCGACAGACCAGCGAGCTGCAAGACGGCGTGTACCGGCTTCAACTGCTGTCTTTTCGAAGGAGACAACGATCTGAGGAATGTTGGATGTGAGTTCGAACTGGCTAAGGAGCTGAGCAACACCCTGATCCTGTGCAGGAATAGGGAATGCAGAGTTTGTACCAAGACCTGAAAGCGCGCCAGCGGATGTACCGGTGAAGCGAGAATCGAGATATTGATACCCAAGTTCGGTACCTGTGTTGGCAAGAGCCTGCTGAGGACCAGCAGGGCTTGCACCAGAGGCATCAAGACCAGAAGAGGTAGCACCGAGAGGTGTACCTTCGTACTTATAACGGAGTGCAAATGCGAGTCCGACTGGACCACTCATGGGCTGAACACCAACGATTTCGTTAGTGATGAGCTCAGGGAATGTACGTCTGATCATCGGGATGAGAATCTTTGGAAGACGAGCATCACCAGGAGCGTAAGAGCTGTCGTTCTGTGAAGGGAACTGGTTACCGTAATTACCGGCACCAATTGTACCACCACTGAAAACACCACCTGTACCACCTGATGCATTATTAGCCTCAAAGCACCACTTCTCCTGGTTTTCAAGGAGGATGGCGGTATTGAGACGTGTGTGATCGTCTTCAATTGCGGCGACGTTCTCAGAAGTATAGTTAAGAACTGGGTTCCACTTTTCTAAGAGAGCCTGTGCGCGATTGACATCGATGTAAGACTGTGAGGGACGAATATTTGACATAGTTTTAATATTTCTTTCGTTTGTGTCGACCTATAATTACTGTTCAAGGGTAATACCCCTCAACTAGCAAAGGAAAATCTTTCCTTTAAATCCTTTTAATAAAAATTAATACTTACCAAGCTCTGACATGTAAACGTTGAAGATTGGAGCTTCTTCGCTTTCAACTGTCTTGGTAACGGATTCCTCGATAACGGGGCGATCAACTGTTGTTGCAACAGATTCATTGATGGCTTCGTTCTTGAGGCTATTGAGTCGCTCTTCTTCGGTCTTCTCAAATAAACCGAGAGTATAATCAAAGTTTTCAGCAATGAACTTAGCACTCTTTGTACCAAGCATCTTCTTCATATAAGCCTTCTTCTCGTCATCAAGGCTTGAGACCTTTTGCTCGAGAATAAGAGCAGACTTAACTTTGTTTAGTTCCTCGGTTAAGGAGGAAACACGCTTATTAGCGACTTCAAGCTGACCAGCAGCTTCATCAATTTTTGTCTTACCATCAACTACAGCCTCACGAATTGACTCTTGTGCAAGAGCCATATCAACGGCAAGGATACCACGAATTTCATCAAGAACGGAGTTAGCACGCTTGTTGTTGACTGCTTCCTGGATTTCTGTAGCGGGAATCTTTTCTTCGAGATAGAGATCAAGATAATTTGAAACCTGATCAACTAATGTGTTTTTAAAATTAGCAGCTTCATTTGTAAGAGCTGTTTCGTACTTCTCAATAACAGTCTTGAGCTTGTTTGTGCGATCAGCGTCTAAAGCCGTAACAACCTTATTGAGCTTGGCTGTGTGGTCGGCATCAAGGGCCTCAAGAAGATGTTCGAGCTTCTTAGCATAATCTTCATCCTGCTCAGTTAAAGCCTTCTCAACGTGAAGGGCGACTTTTTCGCTAACTGAAGCATCAAAGGCTTCTTGAATTTCCTTAAGGACGTCTTCTGTTAGGATATCCTTTGTGGCTTCTTTGAGGACTTGGCTGATATTTTTTTCCATATAAATTATTTATTGACGACCTTGCTGATTGTACGCTTTAATTTACCTTCAACTACGCCTTGTAAATACTTATTAGCTGAGGCGTAATTTTTTTGAGAAACGGCCTTAATAAAGTTAGTAATCTGTGTTGATTCGTGACTAAGACCGGCTTTTCTGCGACGCTCATTTTCCTTTGCGTAAGCTGCTTGACATGACGGACAATCACATGAAGGTCTCCATGCGTGCTTCTTTTCTTCAGCATCTTCATAACTCTCGCCTTTATATTCATCAACAACATTTGTATATACTTGGATGAGATCTTTAAGACTATCCATTTGATCTGCAGCAAGTCTTAATCCAGCGTGCTTAGCAGCATTTATTAATTCACCATCAGCATCAAAAGGTATACCTTTATATGCTGCAGCCATAGCTTCACGAACTACATTATGTAAAATATCAAATTGTTTGTCATTTGTACGAATTTCATTTTCATTAAGGCAATCGGTTAAATCATCTGCTGTGTGTTCAGGATGTGCAATACTTTCGAGTTTACCCTCTACACTATCAGACTCTTCACCAGCTTCTTCATCATCACTTGCGGGAGCTTTGAGTGCTTCTTCGGGAGCTTTGAGTGCTTCTTGCTTAGCTGCTATAGTGGCAAGAAGATATGCTTTTCTTTTATTTTCTGCGTCTTGCTGTTTAGGTGTGAGTGGCATAATTATAAATTATTTATAGTTTCGATAGGAAAGAAAGTATCTGTTCTCTCAAATATGTTGCTACATCGTAACGTGGTAAACTCTTGAGACTATTAGAAAATTTTTCGTAAACTTCTTCCAATCTCCCGTCTTGTGCGATTACAAATTGCTTTGATTCGAGAATACCGTTAACAAATGCTCTTGGGCAGCTTGGGTCAGCAACACAGTCAACAGCGATAAGACGCATTTCATTTACACGGTTAATACCATTTGACTCCTCGGATAATTGACCGAGAGCTCTACTTGACATACCAACCTTTACACCGTCATTAATAAGTGAACGAACGATTTGTCCAGTAGGTGTAGAAAGTACAATTGATTCACCGTAAATTGTTTTACCATCCTTACGAAGAGAGGTAACCATGTGACAGGCTCTTTCAAGATCAACCTCAGCTGAAGCAGGGTGATTTAATTCACCGAGCGCTCTCTTTGTATTAACCATTTCGTTAACGTAACGGTCAACTTCTCTTGCCATATCAGATTCGGTATAGATGCGTTGATTCTTATTAACCATTTCACATTCCATATAAGGTCCTTTAATGATTAGTTGTGATTGCCCACCTTTGAGATTTTTCTCAGTAAGAATATATTCAAATTCTTCTTCAGGTGCTGGGGTCTCGACGAGTAAGCGTAAGGACATAGATATAAATACTTATTGTTTAGTGGTTATTTATTTAATACCTAACTCTTTTTCAGTTAATATTAAAAATGAATAACCGTGTTTAGAACAGTATTTACGAGCTGCGTCCCATTTTGCCATATTTTGTGCATATCTTGCTGTCTCGTAAACCATGGTTGAATTTCGTTTCTTACCCTTCACCGGAGCTACAGTTTGTGTGCTTGGCTTTATTTCTATAATGTATTTTTTAATATATTCATTCTCTTTTATAGCAACAATTCCATCAGTGTAATATCGATGAATTTTATTATCTATTGGACTTAGATATGGGATAATTACAGCTTCACTTGCCCACTCTACGACATTATTATTATCATCACACCAACGAAAGAATTTTAACTCCCAACCTGATCTATAAACAGGCTGCTCTTTACCAACATATTTTGATGGGTTTTTAGGTTTAAAATAACCTTGTTTAAATTTATTATTTTTTTGAAGCGGTATCATTTTAGCCAATAAAGAACATAGGAGGTGCACCATCTCCAAATGCTGTAGCTCCACCTGTGTAGAGTTTTTCTTCAAGCTTTTCTTTCTCTGCTAGACCTTGACTTAAAAGATCGTTATAGTTTATTTGACCGCCTCCGAACATTGTTGTACCTGTAAATTTACCACGAACATTACCAACAGCAATTTTTGATAAAGCAAGGGCATATTGATATACCCACTGCTCTTTAATAATATCTCTGAGTGGACGTTCAACATAACAGGCTAAAGTGCCCCAGAATCTACTACCTGAACCGGGGGTACGAGGTGGAGGATTCATAGTAAGATATTGTGTACGAGGATCAAAAGTAAAATATCGTCTGATAGCTAACATCTTCTCTCTAACACCAAGCCAGTTCTTTAATGTATACCAGCTAATAAGATCAAATCCATAGTTACCCATTGCGTAACTAAAATAAGTCTGTTGAGCTAATGTCTGTTCAATAGTAAACAGAGTATTAACACCATCAGATGTCCCTTCTTCAAAATTAAAGACATCAATAACCTTTCTATATGACATTGTGTCATAGTCAAAACTATTGACTAGTTGCTGTCTATTATTATTAGATGGTTTAAATGTAACAGCTACTAAGCTATTAAAATTAATAACACTCAAATAATCTGTAGTTGTTAGAATTTGATTAACAAATATACCGCTAGAATAAACAGAAGAGAGTGTAGGTGAAGAGCTAAAGAAGCTAGCAGGTATCGTTGATGTCGCAGCATAAACAGTATTAACAGGTACTGTTGTTTTATTGAAGTCAGGTGAGATACTAAACAGGTCGTCAAGCTTTATACCCTTATGATCAACATATAAATCAGAATTAAAAACAAGATACTCTTCCGTATAACCTGCATACTTAGCAAACATTTCACAGGCTATAGAAATATTTTCAAATAATTGATCTTGATGGATTTCAATATTAATCATCGGTGCACCCATAGCACGCGTTATTCTATCACCAAGTCGTGAAAAGGAATCAATTTTAGAATTGAGATTTGTGCTCTGAAAAGCAGAAATCGGAGTTATAGCAGAGCAATCCATATACTATTATTTATAGATTAAGCAGGAGGAGCTTCACCGGCTGGAGGAGCTGCTGCACCACCAGGAGCGGTTTCAGGAGCTGTCTCTGTAGGAGCTGGACCGAATTCAGGAGGTGCTTCAGAGCCTGGAGCTGCTGCACCTAGACCTCCACCGCCTCCCCCCCCACCAGCTCCCGCTTCAGCACCAACTAATTCTCCAACTTCACGCCAGTCCGGACCATTACTTTCAATTTGTGCTAATTCCCATTGTAACTCTTTATCCTTACGTAAGAACTCGCGGTTCGCCATAACATCAGTATCAGACCAACCAAGATAGCGTTTTTGAGCGTATGTCTTTGACACAAAGTCACTTTGAGTAATACTATTAAAATTTTCAGCTTTAAGCTGAAATTTTTGATTTTCTCTTAATTCATAAAAATTTGTCGGTACGTTAAAATGAATATCAAGTTGATGTTCCTTAAGCCTCATCTCTTCCATGAGACCTCTAAGCTTGAGATGAGTAGTAAATCCGTTTTTTAGACCAGCTGCAAATCGCTGCTGTTGACGAATAATAAAACGTGCAAACTTTAATTCCTCACGAAGAATATCAGCGCCATCCTTATATGGATCATCGGGGTTTAATCTTGAAGTCGGTACTTTAAGAGACTTATATAGCTTCTTAACAAAGTATAACAGATCTGTCAATTCACCTAAATTAGCACCACCGGCAAGTTGTGTAACAGATGTACCTTCAGATCCTGCTCTCTTAGCGAAC